ATCAGCTACTACTCTAACTTCACCGAAGTCAGAAACATAAACATCAATAGTAGCAACTAAGCTTCTATCTTCTGCCATGTCCATACGAGTAGAATTACCAGTAAATCCTGATACTTTTTGTTTGTTGAATGAACCAACAATCAATAGGTCAGGGTCACCACCATTGTCAAAGCAAGATTTTAACTCACCTTTTAAGATAGCTTCTGTAAGAACCCTTTGTGTACCATCAGTAACAGTACCACTAGAGTTTCCTCCACCTGAACCATAAGCGTTGTTTGTTTCTGTCCATGATTCGAAACCTCTGGATTTACGAGCAGAAGCTCCATTTCCAGAACCTGCTGAAGCAGCAGTTTTACCTGTTAGGTCTAGTTCCATATCACGTTTCAGTTCTTTACCTGCTTTAGCTATTTGATAAGCAAGTTCAGAGTTACGACCTGCATGGTCTACTGCTTCTTGAGTTCCTGAAACCATAACAGGTTTGTAAGAAATCTGTGTATAGTTGTGAACACGAGTAGTAGCAGATAATGCAGCACTTGGAGAGTCATCTCCCTCTATTTGAGCATTTGATGCAGCAGAAGCTAGGCTATCTGTTTGCCATTCATGTTTTACTGCTGTTGCAGCACCTGTCCCAATTGACGACATGAACGGTGTATCTGTTGGAGAAATGTCATAGATTACATTTTGTAAGTCTTCACGATTTCCAACGGCATCAAACGTCTCAAATGTGTTTGATAATTGTGCCATTATTTCACCTTTGTGTTATAAGTTAATTAAAAAACTATCCAAACATGGATTCAATATACTTCGCAGCATCATTGACTTTCCCTGATTTTTTAGCTTTTGATTTTAATTGCTTAACACGTTCAGATTTGACCTCACCTTTAGAAGTAGAAGTTCCCGGTTTCTGTACTTTAGGTACAACCTTTGTTTTCTTTTTAGATATTTTAGCATCTAAAAGATTCTTATACTTCATAGCATCGTGAAGCACTTGGATGCTTCTTGCATCAATTAACATACTAATTTCCTGTTCAGAAAATCCTTGAGCTTGAGCATAATTTTTTATGTCAAGTTTAAGTTTTGCACCCTTTTCAGGATGATTCCATTCAGGTAACTTGTTATTTAATATTTCAAGTTGTTCTTCTCTTTGCTTCATTAACTGTCCTTGCATTTCTTTTTGCTGTGCTTCTTGAGCTTTCGCTTTTTCATTTGCAATTTTTGTTTTGTTTTCTTGCAAATCACGCAAAGCATCTTTACGTTGCATATAAGTTAATGGGTCTTCTTCCTTGAGTTTTTCCAAATCTTGTGACTTTAGATGAGCTATCTCATAGTCATTAGATTCTTCTAATTGCTCAAGTGCCTGAGTGTATCGCTGTCTTTCTTGTTGAGTCGCAGTTAGCTCATTGTCTATTTGTTTGCGTTGCTCTGACAATACTCGAGTTTTTTGCATGTAATCAGAAGTTCTGCTGTAACCTTGTAATAGTTCATCTTGGGTTACCTCTACTTCCTTGCCGTTTACTTTAACGGTGAAAGTGTTTGGTTCTTCGACTTCCTCTACTGGTTCATCAGACATATCTTCAGCAGTTAATTCATTTGAATTTTCTACTTCGGGTTCAACTGATTCGGCAACATCCATTGCCTGTTCAGAAACCACATCCTCGGTTTCTGTTTCTACTTCAGTTTCAAGAGTTTGCTCTTTTGGAGTCTCCATCAAACCAAGTAGTGCTTCTTGTGCTGACGCAACGTCAGTCACTGGAATTCCTTTATGTTTACTTTCTTTATTATCCATTACTTTCTTCCTCTATTTGTTTTAGTATTTTTGGTACGACTATAGATAAAACTCTTTCTTTATCTAAATTAGCTGCATCACAACAAAAGTCTAAGTCCTGATTAGGTTCTAAAAAAAATGTCCTTGCTGTATAAATATTCATAGACATTATTCTTCTTCTATTAAATTGTTCCGGACTAAGTTTTCTTAACTTACCATTAGTCCATTTATATCTAACAGGTCCTAACCTAATATAAGCATAGTCTTTTTTGTTTTCTAAAGCATCGTCCCATGTTTGTTTTAGAACTGCTGCCCAAAGTTTATTTAATCTATTCTCAGGTATTCTTTCCTTAATCAAGATTTGTTTTCTTCCTCTAGTATTCTTCCGTTATCTAAAGTTTGTACTAAAGTATTTTTAACTTCGAGTATTGCTCTTTGTTTATGGTAAAGTGCTTCTCTTATTTCTGTATCTTTAATGTCTGTAGATATCCATTGTTGGTATCCACCATTAAGAACAGTATTAAATGCAGCTACCATCTGAGGATTCTCAAGTAATAGCTTTGCTTGTTTTCCTGCTTCAATAGCAGCTTCTTTTTTATCTTCCATTATTTTTTCCTGTAATGCTATCCACAGCACAGGTCTAGGTACTCAAACCATTTTGAGTCTATCTGTATATGTGGGTCTAGTTAATTACTGTTGGAGTGTTTTTTGTAAAGATTCCTGTGTTAATTCCATAGGTATCTTCTTTGTTCCTTTGAGAAATTTTCGTATAGTGTCAGGAGTATATCCTACCCTACGATGAAACTCCTCAATAGAAATTCTGTTTTTTAACATAAATGTTTGTAATTCTTCTTTTTTCAAATCTCTTTTAATTTATCTATAGTTGGATTCTTTTGTTTAAATTCTTTTGCTAAGTCTATATGAGCTGTCTTGGCAGCTTGTCCGTTACTATAACCCAAAGAAATATAATGGTCATACCTAGAGCCATAATATTTACTACGCTTTTGCCCCTCTTCTTTTTTTGAATGTTGAGACATATGTTGGTTTTCCTCCTACTCCTTGGGTCTTACTTCTTTTTCTACTCACAGCAGATTTTTTTTCAGAAGCTGACATAGCTTTTGCTTTAGCTAATGGTACACACTTAGGATATTTTCTTTTACTTCCTTTAGACCTACCACAAGGTTGGTACTTCCCATTCTTTTTAGGAGAACCAATGTCTACCCATTTTTCATCTACCCACTTCTTAAGCCCTTTTTTTGCCATTACGTTTTCCTTTGGCAGATGCTTTTGGTTTTATTCTACCTGAACAAACGCCTGATGCATACATATTTGCATATGCACTTGGATAAACTTTAAACTTTCTTTTAGCAGCAGCTTTTCCTTTTGCACATAGTTTAGCCATTATTTACCTACTTTGCTCATTGCAATCTTGTGTGATTGTGTAAATGTTTTACCTTGATTCATTAACTTACGCATCATTGTCATGTGTTTAGCTGTATGATGAACTTTATGTTTAGCTAATGTATCTTTTTGTCTTTTTGTTAAAGCCATTAATAACTAGGCTTTTTTTTATTTTTTTTATTTTTGTGATTCTTTGGGCATTTCATATTTATCTCCTATAGCAAATGAAAAATCTTATCAGCTTTATCACTGAGTAAAGCTAAAACTATTATAGCACCATACACAACATATTTGAATCTAAAGACTTCTACCTTTACATCACGCATATCTCTTTCAATATGATACAAATGATTGTTCTTTATAACCTGTATATCTTTTTTAATTATTTCTATTTCAAGATTTAATTCGTTTAAGTCTTTCATGCTAATGGTAACCTTTTCTTTTTGGGGTACATCTCAAGAGCAATAGCTACTGCTTGGTCTTGTTTGTTTCCCTCATCCTTGAGTTGTTTTATTTTATTTGAAATTAATTTTGCTCTGTCAGATTTACCGTGTCCTGAATATTTTGGAAAAGACATTAATCATCTCCTATCTTTACAGGTCTTTGTTGTGTGGCTTCAAGTGCAATTTCCATTTCACCCTGTTCTAATTTTTGTTGTTTCAATCTTAATTCTTCTTGTTTAATTAGGAAGTTTACTTTAGCTTCTCGTTTCTTTAATTCTAGTTCTTGTTGTTTAAGCTTAGTATCCAATTCTAATTCAGCAGTTTGTAACTGTAATTGTTTTAATTCTATTTGTGATTTTTGTATTTTAACTTGCTCTTCAACTGTAGGTTGAGGAGGTTGTTTAGGTGGCATCATTTCAGGATTAGATATAAAGTTATCTGTATTTTTATATCCTGATTGTGCTATATATTCACTAATAGCATTGTATAAATTTTTAGGAGTAACTAATGTACCCATACCACCTTGTTGTACTAATGTTCCTAATAGTGTCATTATGCCAGACATTGTTTGCATTTTAGATTGTTGGCTACCACTACCAACACCTACATTGATTGTACAGTTTAATTTTTCTTTCCATCTTGATACATCAATAGGTATAAACTTATTGTTTAAATAAAACATTTTTTTTCTATCTTCATACTTTTGTACCAAAGAATATATATTTCTAAACAAATCTTTAATACCTGTTTCTGCAAACATACGAGCTATCAATTCAATTCTTTGCATTGAAGATTCTGTAGCTGCTGATATTGCACCACTTGTTACATGTGATGTTAATACATCAGGATTTAATCCTTGAGTCATTTTAGATACACCACTTCTTTCTTCTCTAATGCCATCTAGGTATTGAACCATTTGAAATGCATATGGTTGTATCTGTGGTGTTGGTAAAGGTTGTACTGCGTTTGGACTTCTCATCCTTACAATACCACCCGGTCTTGATGTTAATAAATCATCTAGTTCAACTTGTCCTGCAAGTACAGCGTATCTAGCATTATTAGTTAAGTACATGTTATCTAACAGATTACGCATAATAGTAGACTTAATTAGTTGGATATCTTTAACTGTATCAGCTATAGACATTCCATAAAACTTATGAGGAATAGGTAGTGGACAAATTGTAGAGAATGGTATCATCTCTATTTCTTCATTATCAAGTATATACTGTCCACTCTTAGTAATCTTTCTTAGTTCAGCTACACCATCACCATCATAGTCTATGTGCATGTAACATTCATCAATCCAAACTTTTTTATTTGCACCACTTCCCTCTGATGGAGGAACTGAATCATCGTCATAACTAAATCTTGCTAATCTTTCTGTGTTTAGTTCTGCTTGTGACTGTGCATATCCGGGTAAGTCATTAACTATCTTAGGGTCATATCCTTGTTTAATTAAATCACTTACAGATTTCTTAACTCTATGACAGACAAAGTCTGCATCTTCTAAGTTTACTGCTCTTCTTGATACTAAAAATTCTTCAGGTGGTACAGATACAACTCTTACTTGTCCATATCCTTTGTAGCATTTAGCTTTAACATCATGTGTTTCTACCTTTGGTGCTACTAAATTACCATAATCATCTACTACTTCTTTAGATTCTACCGTTGCTGTATGTTCTATAACTTCATAATCATCATTTGCTAGGATTGATTGGTATTCAATGTCAGTTAAATTGGTATAAGTTTCTGTATGGACGTCTTCTTTTTCTTCCCAATAATGTTTAATAATCCCAGTCTTAGATATAAGTGCATCTTTAAAGGCATCATAGAGGACCTTAAAGCCATTGTTTTGGCGATTAAAAACATAATTGACATAGTCAGTTGCCTGTTGTGCCATCTCCTCATCTTCAGGTCCTTGAGGTTCAAATTCAGCTATGTTGTTATGTGTAGTAAATATACGCATAAGACTTGGCATAATGTATTCAACTGTATCTCTTACATCAGTTGTTACAATTTCTGAACGTCCATCTATTTCGTTACCAAATGGCTCTCCTAAATAATACTTCATTGACTCTTCTCTTTGGTCAGAAAGTTCTGAGTTTGCGTATCCTGTAGCTTGTTGAATCTCTGCACTCAGTTGTGCAGCTAACTCATCATCACTTATCTTTCTTGGTTTTTTTGCCATTAGATTCCTTTAATTTTTTTATTTCATCTTGTAACTCAGCTACTTGAACTTCCAAGTCTCTTAACTTGTAAGCCATTTGTGTAGGTGATGCTACTAAATTTTCCATTAGATGGAGTATCCTTTTTTCCTTGAAGTTTTAATACCATGTTTCTTATGAGTTTTTTTCATTCTGTTTAAATACTCTTGCATAGCTTTTGTTTTAGATTTTGGATTACCAACTTTATTTGCAGCTCCTCCACCTTGTGATTTTAATGCTTTAACTGCTTTTGTTTTAGCAGCTTTGTTTGCAGAGTCCATTAATTTTTTATATGCACTTGCACCTGCTACGTTTTTAAGTTCTGCTCTTTGTTTTTTAGCAGCCCCTTTTGGGTTGGTCATTAAATTTTTTAACCATTCTGACATTGTTGTCTCCTATACTACTGCTACATCAGGTCCTAGTCTACCTTTACTATTCCACTTAGATGTTTCAGTTGTTGAATATCTTAGACTCATAACAGCATAACGTGTTGCTGACATTAAGTCATCCTTAAGTTTTACGACCTTACCATCTTTACGATGATACAGTCGGTACTCTTCAAACCATTCATAACAAGTATTAAATACTTTAAACTTGCCTTGTTCCATGCGTGTAAGCATTTCCATTAGTCCTGCTTCTACACTATTACCACCTTTCTTCTCACCTAATGCAGGTGGGTTTTCAAAATGAAATGGTAACATGTTTACATTAGCTGTCCTATATTGTTCAGCTAAAGTTATACCACTACCTTTATCGTGTTGGTATCCATCATGTGGAAACGCAACAGGAATGTAATGACTACCCTCACGTTCATTGATATGACTAGCATGATAGCTTGGTATCTGTTTACGCATACTGTATACATCATAGATGTAAACGATATCTTCATCTCTATCCCATGCTACCCATACAACTGCTGTTGGATGGTCGTAGCCAAAATCAAGACCTGCGATACGGGGGTAATGAGATGGTATGCTAAAGGGTTCACAGGTCAAAGTATCTTCTAATATAGGGAATATCAATCCACTACCAATCGTAGGTATCCCTTTACTTCTCATGTCCCTCTCATGCGGAGGAAGTGCTTGAAGTATTTGTTCTTTCATATCATCGGTCAAATGCTCTGCATCATTCCAACTTGCCGTTATAAGTGCCTGTCCGGGCTTTAAATCCGATGTAAAACTTTGTACTACCTCAGTAACACCTGACTCAGGAGTAAAGGTCATATAGACCATACCACGTCTGTCTAGTGTTCTAGTTACACACTGGGAGTATATATCTTGTGGTGGTTCTTCATCTAACCATATGAGGTCAATACTCTCCCCCATAAATTTTTCAGAACCCATTTCATAAGCTTTAAAGGCAACTCTCGACCACCCACCTGATGTGTGTTTAACAAGGACTGACGAATGTGCGTTAGGCACACCGGGTTTCCTTGTCGTTTCGCCAATGAGATGTTTAGGAATACTTCCTTTCCCTTTATCTCTTGGGTTATCGGGTTGCCCAAATAATTCTCTTTGGCAGATATCTCGTGTCGTTTCATTAGACGCACCACATACCCAAGCCCTAACTGGCTCTTTATATCTTTTACCTACCCACCACTCAGGATACTCTCCTGTCAAATGTATCGCCATTTCCATAGCACCGACAAAAGATTTACCTACCCTATTCGCAGCCATCAGCAATCGTTGGTTAGCATCTTTACCAGTTTCGTGGAAGTTTGTTTGGAATCTGTAGGGCTTGTAATAGTTTAATCTATTCTCT